TTTTAAACCTTTTTAACGAGCATTCTTTGTCTGCTAGTCTATTTATACTATCTTTGCAGAAACGAGTTCCTAGAGCCTCAAAATAAGCCATAGCAGGTGCTTTCCCATCTCTTTCAGTATTCCAATTCTTTCGCTCTTCAGTTGTTTTTATTGCTCTATCTATTTCTATTTGTGTTTTTAATTCTATTATGTCTTTAGTAAGCCTTGCTATTACTTCTCCTATTATGTAATTAAGATTAGAATAAACTTCTACATTTTGTGCATATTGATACATTGAATTAGGTTCATCTATAATTTTTTTAAATACTTCTTGATACATACTAGCAAGTTCTTTTTCATTTATACTTTTTATGTTAAAAGGATTAAATAAGAATAATTTTTCTTCCATTTACTCATCACTCTCTACCTTTTCTACTAAATCTTCTTTTATTATTAAAGTGATTTTTTCAAAATCTGACACTTTAAATACTAATTCTTTTTTCAAAATTCCTTTGTAGCCATCAAATTCAAACTCTTTATCTACTATAATCTTTGCTTTTAATTCATCGGGAAATGCCCTGGTGTTATATGCTTCTTCTATTGTTTTGCCATCTTTATTTTTCGAATTTTCTATTGCTTCATATATATCATTGGTCGCTTTAAACCAATCAGTATCAGGACTTCCACCACAAACATACCAATTTTTTATAAGATAAATATTCTTATTTGTTTTGTGTCTATATATAACTATCTCTTTATTCATTATCTCACTTCCTTTAATATATCTAATAATTCTTTTTCATATTGTACTAACCAATTTTCATTACAAGTCAAATCATGATTATTTATATATTCTATTGCTTTATCTATTGTTCTTTCATATACATCTCTTGTTTGTATTATATCATCTCTAGTGCTTGTTTCATAAATGATAAACTTTGCTACTTCATCTGGAATATCGTATTCTTTACCATTTATATTTATTTTACCTTTGCTTAATTTAATTTTATATTCCATTTTATTTTCCTCCTATTCTTTGTATCTTTTCAAGCATAGCCATTACTAAGAATGATGTCTTACTTTGACCTGTCAATCTTGTTGCTTTTTCTAATTCATTAAACTCCCATTCAGAAAGTCTAATATTTAATACTTTTGTTTTTGTTTTCTTTCTCATATTATCTCCTATCTACAATATTGGCCATATAATTCACAATATTGATTTTTATATTCTCTTAAATCATCAATTTCTTCTTGTTGTTTTTCTATTTCTGCATAATAATCTTCTAATTTATCAATTAATTCTTCAACAGATACTAAGTCTTGATTTTTAAATATATCATTTAATGCACCACTATTAATATCTTTTAAATTAATATAAACATTATCCATTATTTACACCTCCTTTTATTTCTTTTTTCTTCTGCGTCTAAATAAATATTGATATTTCTTTTTGTTTTGCTGTTTTCCCATTCGTAAAGTGTAGTTCCATACTTATTTATTTGATAATCTTCTATCATTCTAATTAATTCTTCTAGATACTTGAACTCGCCATGTCTTTTAATAAATTCAACTCTAAACAAATTTCTAGTTACCATTGCCTTATCTTTATATAAATTAAAGTAAAAATTCAATTTAAATTCTTCCATTTTCTTTTCCTCCTTTTATTCGCCATTTATTTTAATTTTAACGAAGTTTTAATAATTCTAATATAATTGGTCTATTTTATTATTTTCATTAATTCTAGGCTAATTTAATTAAGTCTAGTGGTGTATTTATTAATTTAAAGATGAAATTCTTTGTAAAACTAATAAAGTACCAACAATAATTATTGAATAAAATATAATTATACCTTTATTTTCCTTTAAAAACTTTTTCATTATACTCTTTCTCCTTTCTTAATTCCATAATATTCATATAAGTCCATATCTAAGTTATCTCTTAGCCATTTAATTATCTTTTTCATTATTTGCCCTCCTTAATATCCTACTCTTATGAAATCTTTAACTTCATCATTTGTTATTTCTCTATAATCTGCATTATATAAATTTTCTCTTAATTCTTTTTCTTTTTCACATAGTTTTATGTATTCTTCTTTTTCGCCACCATACATATCCATTTCAATTCTTTCTAATTCAATCTTTCTTAATTCTTTTAGTATTTCTTCTCTTTTCATTTTTCATCTCTTCCTTTCCTTAATTACAATATTATTATAACATAATGCATTTACATTTGTCAATACATTTTAATGATTTTTTAAAATTTTTTTACATTTTCTTTATAAACCTTTATAAAATAAAGAAAAAAGAGTTAATTTTTTTTAACTCTCTTTAATATTTCTGATTATTTTCCAATATACATTTGGAATTTTGTCATTGGAACTCCTCTGACACCACCAAAGCCATCAAAACCATTTCCTTTGATTAAGTCTTTTTGGTAAGGATAATTGTTTACTTTGTAGTAAGCATATTGATATGGTCTAATATTATTAGGGGTATAGTAGTAGCATTCTACACAATCAATAGCATTTACTCCATCGCCAGCCCAACCTGATATATAATCATTAATATCATAACCAGTAACAAATGGCAACCAGCCTTTTCCTTTAAGATGTACTCTATATCTAATAGAACCTTTATCTACTCTTATAGCAAGTCCATTTATGGGGCTGTTCTCCCAGCCTGCATAGTCTTCTAGGTTTTTAACTTCTTTTAACCAGCCATGTTTTTGAGTTTTAACTTTATAATAAACATTAACTTCATTTGAAACAGGTTTATCTTCTAATTTAGCCTTTATCATATTTAAAAACCTATCCCAACCCATATCTAATGTTCTATGAGGGCAATATTTATGATTTCCATAGTCTTGATGTTTTGTTACTCTATCAATTCCCCAACCATATCTTTTTAATATATCTACGATTAAGTCTACTGCATTTTGTTCGGCTTTGATAAATCTTTCTCCGCCAGATTTTGAATAACATATTTCTATTGCTATACCCTCTCTATTTCCTTTGCCATTGCCATCCGAAGCATGCCAGCCATTTCTATTTTCTTCTATTCCTTGCACTATTTCTTTATCATCAACAGCATAATGGAACGATGTCTCATTGTTATTATTTGTCATATATGCTATTTCATTTCTAGCAGTAGCATCGTTAGCAGTATTATGTACTACTATTCTTGTAGGTGTCATACTATAAGGACATTTTATTCCCCATTTGCTTTCTGGAACTAATTTCTTTATTATATTTACCATATTATCTACTCTCCTTTTATTAATTTCTCTAAATTATGGAATATGTCGTATGTTCCACCAGCAATTATTCCACTTAAAGCAATAGCAACTTTAAAATCTTTAGTTACTATCCACTCTATTAAAGCAACTATCAATCCAACTAAGATATTCTGTATTGGTATTAATTTATTATTTAATTTAGTATGCTTCTTTGATATCATGCCTAATACCCAAGTTACTAGGATAGTTATTAAACTTATTAATGTGCTTAATTCCATTATTCACACCTCACTTTCAATTCTTTTATTTCTTCCTTCATATACTTAATATCATCTTCTAAATGATATGTTCTTTCTATTACAGTGTTGTGTTTATCTACCTTTTTTTCTAATTGTTCTATTCTATATTTGATTAATTTAATTCCAACAAGCGAGCCTATACAAGTTCCTAAAAAAGATAACACTGCTACTATTATAGTGTCGTTCATATTTCCTCCTTTTTATTTTACAATCTTATGTCAACCACCCCCCTACCCCACTATATAAAGCCTTATTTTATAAGGTATAGTGGGCTTTTTACTATTTGAAATATAGTCTTTATAGTAGGGTAGGGTATTTACATTGTTTACATTATTTGATTTATCACTTATGATACTCTTTGCCAAAGGGCTACCACTTGATATGGTGGCATATTATTGTGGGCTTGTCCACCACCTGTATTGGTTATTAAATCATCTCTAGGTGAAGCCGTTTGAATAGTTGTTGTTCCAGCATAAACATTTCCACTTGGCCCATAATAAGTATTATGGCTATGACTAGGTATTTCGTCAATTGTTAATGTATGTGTCTTTTCTCCACCTGTTTTACCAATAGTATTAAAATCTGTATCAGCACTATCTATACCTACCAACATTTTACCACTTGCTATTCTTTTCCAAGTAAAACCTAAATAATTACTGTGGTCATCATTATCGTTAAATATTACTACCTTTTTTATTGGAAAGAATAAATTAGCAAGAGAATTTACAACTTGTTTTATTTCATTCATATCACCAGCAGTTACTTTATTTACATTAGCAATATCTGCATTTTCATATAACGCCACCTTATCCTCATAAGTTATCATAAGTTACCTCCTTGAGAAGCATTAATTAAATAATAAACCCACCTTTTTGTCAACTTATTGTTTATTTTTTTCATTTTATCTTCCTCCTTTATACTATTTCCACCATTTGAGTGATATTATAAAATCTATCTGCTCTAAATATTGAAATTATAGTCTGATAAACTGTTATTTCATCATTACTTATTATTTGAATATTTGTTATATCCTTTGATGCATATATATCAAAATCGTATATATAACTTGTATCACTAATCTTATAAATTTGATTAGCATTTAATTGAATTATATAATTAGTATTATCAGTAAAATTAATTTTTACTTTTAATGCTTTCATATTATTATAATCGGTCGTTTTTGATATACTATTATTTAGCCTGCTCGCTCCTACTGGGTTAAGTATAGGGTTAACTTCATCATTATCATTTCTTATTTGCAAAGTATTTATGAAATTTATATTTAATGTTTCGTATATATTTTTAACAATAGTTTCTGAATTACTTATTAATATAGAATTAGTTTTACCTAGCAAGTTTTCTTTTGTTATGATATCATCATTTAAATAAGTATTTGGTACTTCAATTGTACTTTGTGTAGTTCTTCCACTTATTGTTTTATTATATAAATTTCTTGCGAATATTGGTATGTTTGAACTATTATATAATATTCCAGAATTAGGAACCATACTATCTAAATCTTGATATGGAAGTCCATTATAATTATTTTCATTATATATCTCTAGTGTTGAATACAATAAATTTATTAATTGAAATTGATAATTATATAAGTTAAATTGCTTTGTAACATTATAGAATATTATAGGATTAGAAACAGATTGACTAATATTTTCTTTTTCAACTAAATAAACTTGATTATTTGCAATTCTTCCTATATATAATGTATAAACAGAAATATTTGTATAGCATAACATAAATATATTTGCATCATTGCCTTTTATACTCATTCCTAACCCACCATAATCTTGCTCTTCTAGATAATTGTCTAATTCAAATTGATTTTTATATATATTGGCAACAGCACCATCTTTTATATTAAAAATTTCATATAGAGCATATTTATTTGTACTTCCTCTTTCAAAAGTATATTGATATATTATAGAATAGAAATTATTTTTTTGTTTTATTTTAGATATATTTCTAATAACATTAGATACTGTTAATTTTTCACTGTAATTTAAAACATTTATTGAAGTAAGTGAAATATTATCTCCATTTTTATTATATACACTTAGCATATTATCACTTGAAATACCTATCATTTGAAAATCTAGATTATTTTCATTATCCCAAGTCTGCCACATATCATTTATTGCATAAGATACACTAGTACCAAAACTACTATCACTTTCAAATAATTTCCATTCATTTTCTGCTCCAACATTAATAGTAAGTTCTACAGCGATAGGAAATTTTCCTGTTGCTGTTGTATTAGTTCCACCAAATAAATAATTGCCTCCTCCAATTCTTCTTCGTATAAAATCATAAGCATAACTTCTTAAATTGCTAGGAAATTCATAAGATTTTTTAATTATTAATTTATATTCTGCATCACTAGGTAATTTAACAGTAGGGTTATTTAATAAAAGAAATCTTAAAGTTCCTAATCCCTCTCCATATCTTTCTATTGCCATTAAATTACCAGTTTCATCTGCTTCTAATTTTAGCATTCTATCAATTTTTACACCACTTGAATATTTTGTAATTACTTGTATTATATTAAATCCAACATCTACAATAACAATATATCCATTTAATTCTCTATTTATATCATCGACAACACCATATATTAATGTTTTATCAAGTCCCTCATCACTTGCATTTTTACTTTGAAATGAGCCATATATATATAATCTATATACTTCGTGTCCTTGCTTTTTTAATTCTGCTTTTAAATTGTCAGTGAAATTATTAGTTGTTTCTTTTATTTGTTCTATAGTAGGTTTATCTTCTTTATTCTGTATTTCATATTTGCCACATAAATATGTTATAATTTTACTTTTAAAATCATCTGTCATAATTACCTCCTAATTTATAAATGGAGCATTTAATGTACAATTTAATATATTATCTCCAATGACTGTAATTTCACTAATAGTTAAATTATTATATATGATATTTGCTGAATTTTCTATATCAACATTTCTTGTTATGCTCTCTCCCTCTTGAATATTTCCACTTGCTTTATTTCTTTGATTATCAAACCAATTTATTGCTCTTTCACTATTAAACGAACTGGATAATTCATAAGTGTAGAATATCTTTTCTTGGTCTGTTGTATTTATTACTTTTATTTCTTTTCTTTTTACCATATAATCTTGTGTTAAATCATCAATAGGTGCATCAAAGTGTACTATTTGCCCAATATTATAAATATCTTTATCATCAGTTACTACTTTTAAATTGACTTCTGCACTACCTTTATATTTGATATAAGATTGTCCCACTTTATCAAGTTCATCGCTCGAAAGAACATCATTTCTATTCTCATATCTTGCTATAACTCCTTTTCTTCCTGTTTGATTTGCTACTCTTTCTACTTCATCACTATTATACACTATTTGTCTACCTTTTACAAGAGGTTGATACTTTATTTGTATCTGAGTTCCAGCAGGATAATTTTCTTCGCTTTCTATTTGATTTTTGCCTGGTGTATAATAGAAATCTGCTTCTATTCCTATTTCTTTATTTGATTTAGCAGTAAAAGTTTTAGATACACCATTAACATTTATGCTTCTTACATTACCTATATTAGAAGATGTTAAGAAATTAACATCATATCCATTTGCTATTAATGTTTCGGTGTAATCTATGCTTGCATAAACTTCATCAGATTGCATTATTTGTTTATTTCTATAATCTCTACTTCCATAATTAAAAGAAATATCATTTATATTATTCTCTTCAAACCAAGTAATATTATATTCAATATTTTTTCCTCTTGTCATTAATATAGGGTCATAAAAGTCAATAGCAACTTTATCTTCATCAACAAGTCTTGTAAACCATTTAGAGCCTGTTATATCTGCTAGATATTGAAATACATCATAGGCAGTTTTATTTTGTGTTGAATAAGCACCAATTATATCATCAGCACCGAATATATTAATATTACCTAATATAAAACCATAATCTTTAATAGCATCTATTATCATTTCTATTGCTTCGGTTATTGTCTTATTATTTATAACAAAGTCTAAAGTCTCGCCCTCACTAAGTAAAGTCTTAAAGTCTAATATTTGTAAACTACAAAAGTGAGGATATCTAGTGTTAAGACTTATATTACCCGAATTTTTTACTACTCCGCAAAAGACAAGTACATCATCTTTATATATTTTACATTTAGAATAATCTTTAGGATAATAAAATCTAGAAATATAATTTTTATCAATTTCCCAACTTTTTGGATAGCAATTATTAAGAATGGTTGAGGAAGTAGTAAGTATTTCCTCTGTTATAGTAAATTCTTTATTACATACTACTTCTTCATTGTTTATTAACATTTTTAATCTACTCATATTTATGCTCCTCCCATTCCATAATTATAATCATTTTTAGACCCACCACTAAATGTCTTAATATTATTAACCATTTGTCCTAATGGGTCTTGCTCCATATTGTTATTTACTACTACATTAATCTGTGGACTTAAATTAGTGCTTGAACTTCCATATAGGCTAGGCGATAAACTAAACATATCATCAAACATTCCATCTACTGTTGAATTAACTTGTCCTTTCATATCTTCCATACCTTCTTCTAAACCTACCATATTCATTTTACCTATCCATGCAAATTCTGTTGATGGACTATGTATTCCAAATATACTTTTAATTCCATTTAATATAGATTTTCCAAAGCCTTTAATCTTGTCTAATATCCATTTGCTAACATTTTTTATACCATTCCATATTCCCATAACCATATTTTTACCTATATTAACTAATTTTTTAGGCAATTCCATAAAATAACCTACTAAAGAAGTTATTATTTTAGGAATATAACTTAAAAGTTTAGGGACTGCTTGTATTAATCCTTGCAATAAACCTATAAGTAATTGGAATCCTGCCTCTATAAATAAAGGCAAATTATCTATTAATATAGGTATAGTGCTAAGAATAGCATCTATGATAACTGGTATCAATGTTGGTAATTGTTGTGCTAATGCTTGAATTATCATAATTAAACCTTGAATTAAAGCCTCTAGTATAATAGGCAACATATTTGCTAATTCTTGAATTATAGTAGGCAACATACCCATTAATATTTGAATAATACCAGGCAATGCTTGAACTAGCCCCATTATTAATGTTGAAGTTCCTTGTATCAATGCCGGCAATATTGCTTGAAGTAAAGGACCAATTAAAGGTACTAGATTATTTAATAAAGTAGTTAAACCAGTTATTATTTGAGGTGCCATTTTGATTATAGCATTTGATATATTTGTTCCAGCAGTAGTAAAGGTACTTATTACTTCTTCAATTCCACCTGCACCACTTAAAAAATTACTAAATGCCGATTTTGCACTATTTATTGAGCCACTTATAGTGGTAGAGGCTTCTTTTGCTGTCGTTCCTGTTACATCTAATTCTTCTTGAATTACATGAATAGCATTAAATACATCATTTAAATTAGAAATATCGTATTTAACTCCTGATATCTTTTCGGCATCAGCAAGTAATCTTTCCATTTCTGTTTTTGTGCCGCCATAACCAAGTTTTAAATTATCTAACATAGTATAATTCTGCTTAGCGAAGCCTTGATAAGCATTTTGAATATTCTCAATAGCAGTACCGAATTTGTTCGAGTTATCTGCCATGTCTTGAATAGCCATATCGCCAACTTTGGCTGCCTCTTCTGTATCTCCACCTAGACTTTGTAATAAACTAGCACTAAATGATGTTATTTGTTCCATATATTTATTAGCATCTATTCCTGCTGTTGTATAGGCTTTTTTAGAGTTCTCTATAACTGTATCAGCACTATCTTTGAAAAGTGTCTCTACACCTCCGATATTCTGCTCTAAATCAGCCACCCCTTGTAAGGCATCTTTACCAAGCCCTAATAAAGAACTACCAACTTTTTCAATAGCACTAGACATTAAATTACCAATAGCGATAGTACTTGCTTTCAATTTACCAGCGACACCATTAGTCTTTTTTTCTAGGTCTTTATCATCTCCTTTAAACTTGAAGATGACTTCTCCTCCATTCATTTATTCCACCTCCTTATTATAAAATAAAGGGCTGGGCTTTTAACCCAACCCTTATAGGTTTATCCTGTTACAACTTCTCCTTTGCCAGTTACAACAATAGTCAATGCAAACTCGCCACTATCTTCGGCAGCACCACCTAAATCACTAAAGTTCAAAGTACAAGGTACTTTATACTTAGTATAAGTCAATGCTCCTTCTTGAACTCCTGTTAATAATTCAAATTGTACCAATTGATTGTTGAATTGAGCAACAGTACCATCTTTGATTAATGTATGAATATCTCCTAATATTTTAACTATAGAAGCATTATTCATATCAATTTTAACAGTGGTATCAATAGAGATGGCAGCACCAGTAATTATACTTCTTTGAATAGCATCGCACCAAACATACCAGTCTTGTTGCTCAAAATCAGTTGTCAAACCGACTTCAGTAGTTGTACACATGGCAGTAAATGCAGGTACTGCACTAGTACCAGTATTTAAACCTAAGTTTTTAATGACTTCTCTATTATTTACATAAAATTCATTCATATTTACACTTCCTTTCTATAAATCGTTTTCATAAATCTTACTTATAATACATTGTAAGGTTGAATTATATCCAACTCTTCTGATATCCATGTACTCTATTGCTTGTGGATTAACATATTGAGTAAATATAATTTGCCACCTTTCCAATTTATTAGTTTCTTTATTTTCAACTTCTATTCTTTCCGATTTTCCTATTAGATTACCTATTAATAAAGATAATTCTTTACACTCTCTAATTGTAAGTCCATATATATCAACCATATAATAATTATACATAGGAAATATATCGCCATAGAATACTTGTTTTTGTCCGCTTTGTTCTTGCACGACTATTACCCTACTGTCATTATCATTTGTTGAATATTCGGCTTTTATTTTCCATTTGTCAGTGGTATAACCGCTAACTATATTTTGAAGATATTTAATTAAGATTAATTGTTTCTTTTCTAATAACTCTCTTGTCATTTCAATTCATTCTCCTTTATAGCAATTCCAACAATACTCTTTTTTTGCTTAGTATATATTTCTTGATACCATTTGCCAAAAGTACCAGGCTCAGTCCAATTAGTATTATTAGGCATAACCCATACATATTTAGCATAGTTAGTATAAGAGCCTATATAATAATTTCCATCGCTTCCCCTAACTCCTGCTGCCATTGAAGTCTGTCTCATATGGACTACTCCTTTTCTTCTTGACATAGGAATATGAGAAAATGTTCTATCAAGTGTCTGTCTTGCTATTGTATACATTATCTTATCAGAAACCTCTAATACTTCCTTTTTCTTTCCTGGATACCAATTTACTTTAATATTAGCCATTATTTAACCACTATAATTTTATTCTCTACTCTATTAAATATCCAACTATCTTGAACTTTTAACACTGTATGGACTTTATTATCAGCATATTTGCCTAAATAAATAATTTGGTCTCCTACTTTTACATCAACAAGTCTTCCAACTTGATAATAACCAGTAGCCTCAGGAACTGTATAAATACCGAACTTTATAGCACTTTCGCAATCATAAGGACAACATTTAATTGTGATTTCTTTATAATTAGTATCATCAAATATTTCATCATTTTCATCACGATTAAACTGCCTTAATGTTGCTTTCATACCATTTACTAGAAACATTTTATTCGCCTCCAAATGGTATAGTAAGAGCCATATTACTAGACATTGGTGTACCTCTATATAGATATCCATTATTAGCAAGTATTCTTAGTGCTAAAGTAGAATAATCAGTCTTTAAAGGCGAACTCATTGTTCCTGCCTTTATATCTTTATCAAAATCAACAAATGGAATGTCATGCTCTAATAAAAATCTCATTTGTTCCATAGAAGCATTTTTAATAGGCAAAGGGACACTAATTGCATCCCAACTAGCATCCCTATATCTTAAGCCTATTTGTGAGAAAATCATCTCACTTACTGCTTCTATCTGCCAAGTTGAAATATCAGCATTTGCATAGTCTGGGTATTTATCCTCGAACTCTGCTATTGTGAAAAATTGCATTTTCTCACTTCCTTTCTAACTATTCAGCAATTTCAATTGTTCCATTGAATGCATTAGAATAGTTACCATATTTATCTACACCATAGATTGAAACATTGAATGAACCTGCTTCTGTTGGTGTTCCAGTAACTTCTCCAGATGTTGCATTTAATGATAATCCAGCAGGAAGTCCACCAGCCTCATATTTAACAACTTCTGTACCAGAGAATGCTGTTTTTTGAGTATAATTTTGTCCAACTTTACCAGCATCGAATGAACCAGCATCAACTGTTGGAATACTTTCAACTAATTTAATAACTGCTTCTGGTCTAACTACTTTTGCTCCGAACATTACATTTCCCTCGACGCAGAAATATCCTGGATAGCCGGGCATTCCATTTGGATATTGGTTCATTGAACTCCAGAATGTATCACCAACAACACCAACTTCATTAGCAAAGTATCCAACTACATTTGTATCTTTACCTTCTTTATCTTTTTCAATTACATTACTATTGATTTGGAATACACTAACACCATAAGCATTAGCAACTTGACCCATATCAACACCTTCAACACCTGCTCTTGTTTCATATTTAAGAATTGATGTTAAACTTGATACAAAGTAAGCATAAGCACTTGAACTTAGCCCTAATAAGTATCCATCATAGATATTTCTATCAAATAATTTAGATTTTAAATCATTAATTAATTCAATAGTTTCAGTTCCACTTGCTGGAGCCCATTTAGTGATTTGTCCATCAGTATAAGCCATTGAACCATCGGCAGGGCCTGTAATATCAGCATTTAATTTATTAAAGCCATATACATCGATTTGTCTAGAGATTTGAGCCTCTTTTAATTCGATTTGTCCTTCGATTGCTCTTTCAATACCACTACCCATTACTATAGGGCTTACTCTAAATGAATAGTCCATAGGTAATTCAGTTAAGTCAACTTTTACTGAATTGTAAGTAGCAAGTTCGTTTGTAATTCCTCCTTGTGCGATTTCTACATTATTTCTTACATTTAATGCAGTGTCTAATTGCTTAATAACCTCAATAATTGGAGTGCCAGTTCTTCCAACTTCAAACCATCTTCTGTCTAGCATTTTATAGAATTGAGAATTGTAAAGTAAATTAGCATAAGTTCTTTTCATTAAACCTTGTAGGTCTAAATTAACTCCTGTAAAATTCATAATTTCTTCCTCCTTTTCTTTCCTCTATATTTAACTAAAATTACTTAGTTACAGGTATCATTAAATCTTTAATACTAGTACCTCTAGTTATCTTTATATCTTTACCAGTATTAGCATTATTTCCATTTACTCCACCCTCATTAGGTGCTTGTGTAAATGGTATATTATTCTTCTTTTCTGTTTCTGGGAAATATGTATTTTTAAATCTAGTTACTATTCCCTCAATTGCTTTATCATCATCTTTTTCATCAGCATAAAGACTATTCCTTAATTTAACTACTTCATCAAAGTTTTCTTCTTTAAAACCTCTCTTAACGAGTTTATTCTCTAGACTTAATCTACCCATCTTATCATTTGCTTCACTTAAAGTCTTGACAGTATTGTTGTAGTTAGTTTCTAGGTTTGTGTAGTCTCCTTGAAGTTTAGTATAATCTTCTTTTTTTACATAACCACTATAATCAGCCTTAGGAATATCACTATTCTTTGTATAGCCTTTATAAAGGTCTTTTTCCATTGCAGAAACATCTAGGTCATCATTACTTATAGTAATCTCTTTGTTTTTTAGATATTTAGTAATATCAAAATTCATATTTATCATTCTCCTTTTTTTTTAGAAGTGATAAAAGTGTGTCGCGACTGCTAACCTTTTATAGACTTAATAGCAATTGGTCTATTTATTTAATTCTTTTATAGTAGCATTTATCTTTTTTATTTTAGCATTTGTTTTATCTACCTCACTTCCATTTCCTAAATCTTCATATATCTTTTTATCATTCTTTAATTTAGTTCTTTTTAGTTGTAGGGCTTGTATCTTTTGCTTTTTTTCATAATCTTCTTGCCACTTATCAGAATTATAATCATTTTCTTGTATTTGGTCTTTATCCCAATATATAGTCCATTGGTGCCTACAATTAGGATGACCTACACCTCCAGCAATTGCTTCTTCTTGCGGATAATATTTAATTCCATCAGAAGTATATCCACTCTTTCCCTCTTTACTATATACCTTACCTTGATAAGGCATACATAAAGGGCAAGCGAATGTATGGGCTGGCAAGTATAAAAGTTCTTTTTCTAATAAATTAGCATCGTACATTGTCCTATTCCAACCTGCATGATTAAGATTAGTATTATAAAGCATTGAATTATAATCTGCTATGTTATGCCAACTTCTTACACTTCCATCTTTATTATGGTATGGTATGGTGGCTTGCACTTCATCATACTTAGTTACTAGTTTAGATAAATAACTTTCTCTATCTATATAACTTTTGTTTGCTGTTTTTCTTCTGCCTTTATAATACTCATCAATGTTATATTTATATTTTTTCTCTACATTTTGGAATACTTTTTCACTTGCTAATTCATATATTTGTTTATATTCAGCATCAGGATTTATTATTTTATTTCCCTCTAAATCTCTAGCCATTATCATATCTTCAAGTTCTTTTATTCTTTCAGCCATATATTTATGGTCTACCTTTTCCCATATTTTTGCAGTTTCTTTTTTGAACTCTGCTAGAGTTTTATTCTTATATAAGTAATCGAAGAATACTCGTTTAGTTTCATACATTAGTTTATAATATTCATTCTTTGAATAGTAAGCACTATCTTCTATAAATAAACTAAATGGGTCTTTTTTCATTATACTTCTCCAAACTTAACTTGTATTGCTTCTTCTTCCTCTTTATTCGCATTAATTAATTCTTCTATTAATTTACTATTCTTTCCTACATAGTCATCATCAATTAACTTATTAAGGATAGGTGTTATTATCTTAGCCTTTACACTATATGGAACACTTCCAACGCTTTGAATTCTATTTAATACTTGAAGTTTCTTCATATCATTGAATTTCTCATTTGCTCCATAGTCCCAATTTAACTCACTAGGAATTAGATTAACTTGGATGTTGTTCGCTTGCTGTGCTTTAACAACATTTTCAAGTAAATGATTTATTTGAGGCTCTATTTGTGTCTTTATTGCCTCAATAGTCATATCAGAATTATTCTTACTTAAATCTATGCTATCGACATTCTGATAAGCATCTTTTTCATATCCAAATGTTGCAGGACTTAGTCCAGCCATTTGAATTACTTGATAATCGCAAAACTTAAATGAACTAATATATTCATTAAATCTAATATTACCTTGTAAAAATTCAAATAATTGGTGGTCTTTATCCCCTGGCAATAAAGTAAAGTAATCTGCTAATTTACCAACACTTAATGTATCAACTTTGTAGTGATTAGAAGCAGGTTGCCAATTAGTTACTATATCACCACTTTGATAATGCTGGCTTGTTACTATCTTAGTTTTGGTCTTTTCTATTTCATCAACAAAGGTGTTGAATATTTCCATTTCTTCATTTAAGAATTTTTTACTATCTTTAAAGAAATTCTGACCTATATCTATATTAATTAGATTTTCATAGGGTAATATGTACTTAGCAATGTATTCATTGCCAGTTCTTAGATTAAATGTTCCTAAATCAACAGGTATTAATTTACCACCTTTATCTTCTTTGTATACTTCCATAGTCATATAAGTAATACCATTCTCTAACTTAATATTTCTATGAAGTTCGTATATATCTTCTTTAGTAATAAACTCTTGTACGATAGTACCACTTATTACTTTATCATATTTTTGTACTAAATCGTGTATGTCTGATTTCTTAATACATTCTAGATATATCTTATTATCAAACTTATTTATTAATATGAAACTTTCTTCTTCATATACTGCTAATTCTAGGCTCTCTTTAAGTGTAGGCATTAACCAGTTTATTGATAGTCCCTCTGTTTGTGTTACCAAGTCTGAGCCAAATATTTGATTAACTATATATGTAGCAACCTTTTTGCCACTAGGAGCGATTATATAGTCATTTTTCTTATAAATATTAGGTTTACCATTAGTTATACCAGGTTGAGTTACTGTTGCCTCTACTCTTATATATGGAGCCTCTAAATAGTTGTATGCTGATTTTAATCTTACTTGATTATTCATTTAATATCAACTCCTTCATATATTAGAGTTTCAATATGAGCCTCTCTTTTCTTTTCATCAGTCAATTTATATTTATAACTTTGAACTACTATTTGCACTTTTCTATTAGTTCCTAGTAAATGTATCATGCCTCTTACTTTTACTACATAGAACTTACCCATAGGAGCAAAGTCTTTATCTATCTTTCTTTTATCTATGCATTGACCATTTAAATATAAATACAAAGTCCATTTTCTATTATTTTCGTAATTTAATCTTAATTTTTGCATAAATTCTGCAATTTTGCTGATTAATTTATTAAAAATGGCACTTATTTGCTTTATTAGAGTTCTCATTTTTAACTCCTTTCTATGTGTATAAATAATAAAAAACATATAGTTATCTCTTTAACTATATGCTTCTTATGTTTACGACACACTTTTTCGCACTTTTCTATCTCTTAAATTATAGCATAATTATTTGCTATTGTCAACATCTCTTTTATAACTCTTTACGTGATTATAATGTGATGGGTATATCTCATATTCTTCTATCATTTTACATTTTTGACAAGGTATTTTTATTCTTAATGGAGTTGTTATATCTATACCCATCTTTTTTAAATTATTATAATATTCTTCTATGTTTATCTCTAATAAAAATCTTTTACTAGCCTTACACCTTAGTTCCATTTATTCCTCCTAAACAATTGGACATTTATCTTGTTCTTTCCATTCTGCAAGTAGATATCTGCAATTATGAACTACAATTCCATTAGCAATAAAATTATGTACTTCTTCTACCTCCATATTATAAACATCTTCTTTATTTGGAAGCTTTTTTATTTCTACTGGGGTAGCAATTATAACATTGCTTTCTTTTTGAATATTTGTTAACTTCAAATTTTTCTCCACATTTGATACATTTTTTTTCAATATTATCTACTCCTATTTTTCTTCTATAAGCACTTTTACATTTATTAGAACAAAATTTATTTCTGCCATTACAAATTGAATAATAATCTTTCCCACAATTTTCACAAGTAATTTTTTGCGGTTTCATTTTCCCTAGAGAAATTTTATATTGTTCTTTATGGAATTTTTCTGCTTTTTTTGATTTATGCCATTCTATTGCTTTTGGTCTTGCCTTTTCATTAAAATTCTTTATTTTTTTTGCTTTTTGTTCTTCGGTTAATTCTTTTGAATGTAATATGCTATGTTCTCTTTTTAATAGCATTTTAAGGTTGCTTATTTCATTGTTATCTTTATTATGGTCTATATGGTGTATATCATAACCTTTTGGTATTTCTCCATTATACTTTTCCCATATATAAATGTGTAAACGTTTTCTTCTATTGCCAATATTGGTAGAAGATAAATAATAATTATCTCTTGTATTTTTCTTAAATTTATAACCATCAACATAAGCATAATCATTTTCATATTTTATCATACAATCATCTCCTAATTAATTATACAATAAATATCTAATCGTGTCAATTACAAATCACTTTATCTTTCTCAGTTAATTCTCCTAATTTCTTATAGCCCTTTGTAGTTAATACAGGATGTTCGTATGTTCCTTTTAATTCATAACCATTTGATAATTTTAATTTATATATGTCTTGTTTTCTTTTTGTAAGCCTTACATCTTTAAATTTTCTATATATAAATTTACTTCCATCAAAGCATTTAACATTTCCTTTTTTTCCAACTAAATCAATTATTTTGAAATTGCCTTTATCTGTTGTGATAATAGTATCTCCTATTAAGCAAGCATCTATATGATGGTCAAACTCTTTTACATAAGCCTCTTTACCTGTTTTAGCACTTGTCTTTAAGTCATATCTATAACTTTCTAATTCCAATATTCCCTCATCTTTACTACTATATATTAATTCGCCATTGTCCGTTATATGTTTTATAGAATTTTGTTTATATATAAAGAAATATTTTTTGTAGAACAATGATTGCAAATGCTGTACTCCTTCTACCACCGAACCTGGTCCTTTTACTGCTAAAGAATGTGGAATATTGTCTGCTAATAATCTATTATGAAAATGTGTTGCTTCACTATCTAATACTATTGTAGTTATAGGAACTTGTCCATACTCACTTTTTAGATACAACAAGAATAATCTTAATTGCTTGCTAAAATATTCAGTTGTAGGGTTGTCTTGTTCTTCTTTAGCGTTATGATAATATATTTCTAACCTAATCAATACCCATTTCTTTTCAACTTTATTATATGCCAATGCAATTGGTACAAATGTAGTAGGGTTTGAATTTCCGTAGTCTATTCCTATTCCTATTTCTCTGAAAGCATAGTCATTTAAATCATTAATGATGTTTATTGTTGTAAAAATTTTTCCAGTTGCAAGTATCCATCTATTGAATATCTTTTGTTCTCTTAGATTTCCGGGTGGAAACATTTCTAATACCTTTCGCATTGCTTCTTCTGTTTTTATCTTAGGGTTGTCATAAGGAAAGAAAGAATAATGCTTAGCATAAGGTTTCTTATCTATGTAGTCAATCTTATATGGATGATTTTCCCCACCCTCAACATTGAATGAATGTATAGTCTTTAAATAAGGATGATCTGCATAAGATACTTGTCTACCAGGGAACTCATTAAATGGCTCTCTTAAATTATCTTGCGAGTATATTCTAGCACTTTCATCTATCCACTCAAATATCAAAGGCTTACCTAATATTTTATTGAATGCAAGAACATTGTTAAAACCGAAGAAATAATATCTAATGTTGTATATTTCCAGATACTTTTCATCGGTCTGCCACCTTAATATATAATCTCTTCCTTTTTCTAATTTCATATCATCTAGAAACTTTTTTAAAGGCTCTAAGATGTTACCTTTTAATGTCTCTAAACTCCAACCAGTTATAGAACCGAAATAAGTTTCTTTTGGGTTATAATTATATAAGGCTTGAGCATATAAGATACAACCTAGACATATATCAAAGGTCTTACCACTTTGAGTACTTCCTAATACATATATTTCAGTTAGATTAGGGCTGATTATATCATTTAGTAGTTGACTTTGCTTTTTTGATAGTGTTAGATTTAGATTTGTTTCCATTTTCCAACTCCCTATCTATTTCTTCAATTCTCTGAGTAGTCTTTCCTTGACACTCATTACTTTCTATATCTTTAATGATTAATTCTTTCTTTTCTAATTTTAGTTTCTCTTCGTTAGATACAATCAAGCCATTACTGTCTTTGATTAAATATCTATCTTCTCTCAATTTAATAAACTCCATATTTGCCTCCTATTTAAGTCTAAATACTTGTCCATTATCAGAATACATACCATATCCATTGCCTAAATCTTTATATACTCTTCCATTATTTAATTTGATTTTGCTTTCTGCTGTTTTTGGAACAGTAGAGCCAACCTTAACAAATTTAGTAGGTATTTCTGTTTTTTCCTCTTGAACTTGTGGATTAACTGGCTTATTATCTAAACTAATAACATCAACCTTTTTCTTTCCAGTGTTACTTTTTTTTGCCATTTCTGACACCTCCTTTTTTTCCAGTGTTATTAAACACTACACTAATAATATGTCTAGTTTTCTAAAATAGTCGACCTGTTAGAAATTCAGTGCCTAATTGGCTTATTCGTACTACACTTGCATATTATCAGTGTACTGCTTAATAGATACTATACCAATGATATATACTATTCATAGTGGAACTATGGACTTCAATCTATATCATCAGTACACTACCTACTAGCAGTGCTTATTGTCTATAAAGATGATTTCTACATCAATTTCTTGATTTACTCCATTCTGGAACACATTTATAGACTACTAGTATTTATAAGCACCATAGAATAGATATATTATTACAACAACGTTGTCCTATTTACTATAGCATAGGATATATCTACTCTATGCCACCTATAAAGTAGCTATTTGTCTATTAATAATTGATAACCTAGCCCACCTCACACCTAGTTATCTTGCATACTCATATGGTGCGTATGCTTCCCACATTTTAATTATACTATATTACTTCTACAAAGTCTATATCAGGATACTTTGCTAATAACATTTTTATTTTAAGCCTATATACCTTGTCTTTTGCTGTTATAGGGCTTTTAATGTCCTCTATAATATATTTACCTTTTTCATTATCAAAATACTTAAAATCAGCAATATAATAAGTTTTAGGATATGTCTTGTCTTTATAATGAATTGTATCTAGTAATAAGAACTTTGGTTGTAGTTCTAATTCATTTATTATTCCTGCTTTTTCTAGTTGTTTTAAAATGATATATCTTCGCATTTCTTTTTTACTTGAAAATCTTATATCTTTATAGATAACTTTGGTATTGTGATATTTATTCTTTATTATCATATAATACACTCTCCAAATTACTATTATCTACTACTTCCATTTTAATAGTAGGCATTACTCTCATTTCTCCTGTTGTTTCAACTTTATCAGTTTGCCCTAGATATTGCTTACCTAGAAATATAGCCATTGTAGGATTTTTTTCTGCTAATTTCCATTGAGTTCTACGAAGTGATATTTGTCCTTTGCCTCTTTTTATCTTGAATACTTCCGAAAATGTAGTCCCATAAGTTTTCTTGCACCAACTATTTAAAGTATCATCTTCAACATCAAAGAAATCACATATTTCTAATAAAGTACATTGAAGCCCGCATAAGCTTTCAAATTGTTTCTTATCAATTTTATCTTGTGCTGGTGTATCTCCTTTTATCATAATATCACTTCCTTTTTATTTTGTCTTTAATTATTTAAACATAAAGCCCGCTGTTACGCAATCTCTTAATTTTCTATTTTTATCAATTTTACTATTTTTACTAATACATTTAGGTTTTTTATTATATCTATATAAACACCATTTTTCAGATTTTTTTAGACTTGAAATTAAATTTTTAGCACTTGTTACAATTCCAAAATCAAAATTTTGTTTTTTATAATATTCAGCTATGAAATTTAAAAATTTTGTCCCTAAACCTATTCCTTGATAATCTGGTAATATTACTAATCTACTTACTCTTTTTAATTTTTTATTTATAGGATGAGGTTGATGTATAATAGCAATAAATCCAATTATTTTTTCTTCATCATATAATCCATAACATACACAACAATCAGCTAAATTATTGTTTAAATAATGATATTTCCTAAATTTTGCCCACTCGCTTCGTTCACATTTTTTAATATTAAATTCTTTTTTTCTTCGTGGGCTTGGTAGGGGACCATTTTCATCACATTTGTATCAAAAATCCAATCTGGTTGAAGCCACTCTATAATGTCATAATGACAACTAACTGCTATAAATTGTTTATTTAATTTTTTTATTGTTTTATTTGTTGCTATACACATTGTTTGAGCTACGTTTCTATCAACTACAGATGTAAATTCATCAAAACATATTTTATCATTTTCTAATAATGCTCTTGCCAAATCAACTCTCATTTTTTCACCATTTGATAAAACTTTATAAGGTTTAAGCCAACTAGGAACACTTCCAAAACCAACTGTATAAAACATTTTTTCTATTTCTTCCATTGTTTTTGATTGTGGCATATCATCTATAACACTTTTATGATTATATTCAAAATTATTTATATATTCATTTTTAAATATTTCTTTAGCGATAGTTGATTTACCAGTTCCACTATTACCAACAATTAATCCAATATTCCATATTTTTGGTAAATCTATAGTTCCAATAAAATTTTCATTTGAGTGTTCAACTTTTACATCAAAATCATTCATTATTTTTGCTACTCTAAATGTTTTATCAACTTTATTTTCTTTTAATATGTTGAAATTTTGCATTCATATCCTTCTTTCATTAATTTATTATATTTTTCTTCTAATTCAATTTCATTTTGGCAAGTAATTATTATTTCATATTTCTCAAATTCTTTATTAGATAAATCTATTCTTTCAATTTCAACATCATCGGTATTAATATTAAAATCAAATATACTCATATCTATATCTAAAATACTATCTAATTCTTTATCTAACTTAGTATAGTCCCATAATGATTTTTCAGCAACTTTATTATCTGCTAATCTGAATGCTTTTACTTGTTCTTCGGTTAAGTCATCAGCGACAATGCAAGGAATATCTTTTATTCCTAATTCTTTACTTGCTTTTATTCTTGTATGTCCTGCAATTATAACATTATCTTTGTCTATTACAACAGGTACTTTAAATCCAAATTCTTTAATTGAATTTTTAACATATTCAACTGCTTCATCATTTAAACGAGGATTATTTTCATAAGGTATTAACTCATCTATATTTTTATATATTATTTCCATATATAACCTCCAAAGGCAAAGTTATTTTAACTCTGCCATTTCTAAATATTTATTATTTAATTCATTTGCTAATTGTAAAGCTCTTGCTTTTTCATTATATGCTTTTGTTAAACCTAAACCATTTTTAACTACCCATACTTGGCATACTTCTACTTCGGCATCTATGATAGTACCTTTATCTTTTTCATTTTTAGTTTTAGTATATTTGTCCACAGGTTTAGTGATTGTAATTTTATTATATTCTGTATTTTTATCAATTATCATTTCAAATAATGCTTTTTTATAACTTATTTCATCTAATTCCATATATTCTATATTACATAATAATTGTCCAGTAGGTATTAACATATAATTTCCTTTTTCATCTTCATATTTTGCTATTTCTTTTGTTACCTTTGTTATATTTTTATTAAACTTAATTAAATCTCTTTCCATTTTTTATCTTTCTCCTATTCTTTCTATATTTTCCCTTATTTTTAAATATTCTTTACCAATAGGACTTTTAAAATAATTATTACATATGTCTATTGCAAAATTTATTGTTGCATTTGCAACATTTTTAATAAGTGAAATAACTTCTTCTGGTTTGGTTTTATTTGCAATACAAATATTTGCTAAATTGTGTTTTTGCTCATCAGTCATTATTTTCACTATATCAGCATTTGTAATATTAATATGTTTCATTATTTTCCTCCTAATTGACTTGTTTCTTTTAATCTTCCTTTTAGATTATCAAATACTTCTTTTGTTGGTATAAATATTTGTGGTATTTGATTAATTCTTCTTAATTCTCTCCAATACTTTCGCTCTTCTTTATCCTTTATATTCGCTATGTTTATTGTTCTTGATTTTATTATGTCATATAAAGGCTCGGTTTTAGGTACACTTCCTAATTTCTTTTTAAATTCAAATAAACCCAATCTCATAAACTCTTCGTATGAGATGTTTTCATATCTACTACAATAAAAGGCATAGGCTTGGTCTAAATCCTCTTTATAAGCAAAGCAAAATATTGTTTTATTGCTTATTTTTTTGCTATAATTATTCTTTATTTCCCTCACTGGGAGTATCATCTAGTCCTTTGTTAATAATCTGTCCTAATTTAGAACTAAATAATTGTAGTTGTATGGGTTGCTCTGCTTCTGGTATATTATCAATATCCATATCATCAAATAAATCTTTTATATTCTTACCGAATAATTTTTCTATCATTTCATTTAATATGATAGCCTCTTCTAATTGAATATAAAATTTTTCATATTCTTGATAGTTAGTTTCATCATAAGTTATATGACCTTTTCCATCATCTTTTTTGATTATAAGGTCATTTTTTGTTATTCCTTGTTTACTTAATTCTTTATACATATTAAGTCTTGCTGTTGCTACAATTCCTTGTAACTTTTCAGCCATTTCAATTGTTCTTTTGAATTCAATAGATACTTCTTTTTTATCTTTGCTAGTATAAACTAATTTGTAAGTATCTAAGTCAATTTTAATAAATTCATATTTCATTTTATCCTCCAATTCTAAAAAAGTTAGAAATTATCAAACTCACTAAAGGCAAACTCATAATTTCATAAAAGAATATTTATTGGAGAACAAACATTTTATATCTTTAAAAGGGGTGAATAATATGTTTAAGAAAATAATATTTTTAGTTTTTGCTTGTTCTCCTACTTTTCCACTTCCTATTATAGCACAATTATTTCTTTATTGCAACTAAATTATTACATCTTATACAATATACTTCGTTTTTGCTATTAGTCATAAATAAACTTTTTTTATAACATTTAGGACATATTTCTTTTGGCTTTCTGCTATATGCCTTGTGTATTTCTTTTAATTTATCTTTTTCTCTTTCTCTTAATATTTTTCTTTCACTATTTTGGCTCATTTTTATTACCTCCATTATATTTTTCTTTGCATTCTTTTATAAACTTTTTTATTATTCTACTCACTTGGGCTCGTGTAATATTTGTTTTTTTTGATATTTGTATTTGAGTTAATTCTTTATAACCTAATAGGCCATAAGTAGAACATATTATTAATTTATCTCTTTCGCTTAATTTGAATATTTCTTTATAAATTAATTCTAATCTTTCTTTTTTTATAATGTTATCTTCTATATTTTCTTTTGAAGGAATTACATCTAATAAATATAATTCTTTACCATTATCATTTATTTGTGTATAAATTGATATGTCTTGTATCCCATTTCCTCTTTTTTGCATAGATTGTTTTCTTTTATAAGCAAGTATTTCATTAGTTATGCAGGAAGTTAAATATGTTGATGCTTTATAGCCTTTATCTCCACTGTAAGTATTAGCACCTTTAACTAATCCTATCATTCCTATGTCATAATATTCATCAAGTTGATTATATAAATTATATCTTTTTAACACCATATATATTAAATTTATATTATCTAATATTAATTTTTCTTTCGTTAACATTTTAATTCCTCGTCTATTTCTCTTATCTGTTTAGCAAAATATTCAGTATAAAAACTATCTTTAAATTGTTTGGCAAGTTTATATCTTTCTAAAAAAGATTGTCTTATTTTCAATAATTATCTTCTTCTATGTGCTTCCATTATTTCTTACCTTCTTTAACTAAATCATTGTACTCATCATTAATTACTGCTTTGAAATAATGGTCACAATATGTGCTATCAAATTCATAAGTATTTTCAAATGCTTTTAAATCCATTATCTTCTTCTTCCTTTCATTTTTTCTTCTTGATATATCTCTAGTACCCACTTCAAGTTAAGTAATGCACTCTTTACTGCTTCACTTGCTGGTAAACTTAATAAATAATTTATTTTTAATGATATCTTTTGTTCAAAATTCAAGCCCTCATAATTTATATTTATATCTTTCATAATTACCTCCTATTCATCACTATTTTTATAACTAAAACCTATATAAATTCTAATGCCATTTTCTTTAAACATTTTATTTAATAATAATATGAAATCTCTTATACCTTTAGCATCGTTTTTAAAATCTATTTTTCTTTTATAATCATAATCATAAATTGTTATTTTCATTTTTCATCAAATCTCCATTCTACATAACTTTTTAAATACCTTATTTGTATTGTTATTTTATGACCATTAATTTCTAATATAGTCCATTCTTTTTGCCCTACATAATGAGTTGTTCCTTGAGTATTAGATATTATGTTATCTATTATAAAGCCAATAGTTGAATAATTTAAACTAGTATTATTTATTATTTTCATACTTTGTTACATCCTCCTCAATAATATTCTTCTAAATATTCGCTAAGTTTTTTAAAACCAAAATCTTGATAATCAGTAATATTTATTAATTCAACATATCTCTTTAATACGTCATATTCTTCTTCTGATATTTATTTATAAAAATAAACATGGTTTTTAATTTCACTTTCTTTTGAATAAATAACACCAATATTGCATATTCCATAATCGTTGGTCTTACTTTTTACGATAAAATATTTCATACTTATTCTCCTTTAATTCCTTTAATTTATCTAAAACTTCTTTGTAATAACCAATTTCATATTTTAAACTTATCATTGTTTGGTTATTTAACCATTTTTCTAATTCATTAATTACATTATTTAATTTATTTATTTCTTCAAGTTGTTTCTTTAATTCTTGATTTTCATAGAATATTTTAAATGGGTTAAATGTCTCTCTTAAAATACAATAATCTTCAAAATCATCATATTCATTTGTATTAAAACAGATATTTGGATTTCTGTATTCTTCTATTTGAACATATTTATTATCAACTATTTTTACTAATCTACTCATTACTATCACTTCCTTGTAATTCTTGCATTTTATCTAAAATCATATTACATACAATTATTTCTGCTTGAGTAAATGTTTTACCATATCTTTTACCATATGATTTTTCAAATTCTTTTAATTTAGTTTCTTTTATATATTCTTTCAACTCATTCCAATTATCTTTTAAACTTCTTGCATATACTTTAACATCATCAAATATTGTGTTTTCATCTAGTCCTAGTGTTTTTGTTATATCTTCCATTTCTAGTCTAAATGTTTCTTCATTTGTTTGAGTTACTAATAATTGTTCTTTTAGTTGTTTATTTTCTTGTTGCAACTCATCAATACATTTTTGCATTCTTTCTACTTCACTAGAATATTTTTCATACATTTTGTCTTCACTATATGTATTCATTTTGACACCTCTTTACCATTTAATCTTTTTATTATTGAAGATATTTTTCGTTGAATTTCAAAATTTTCTTCTCTTGTTTCTGGTTTATATATCATATCTTTTAAAATAAATAATTCATTTGTTGCTTTATCAATAACTTCTTTTTGCTTTTTTATTTGCTCTTTTAACTCTATCTTTTCTTTTAAAAGATTATTATATTTATCTTGTAAATCACTCAAATTAAGCATTTCTTCGGGATTTTCTGCTAGTTTTTTAAAAAAATTTTCGCAGGCTTTTTTAATCATTAATTCTAGTTCTTCTTTAGTTTTAGTCATTCTTCCACTCCTTTATCATCATAATTAATCCTATAATTGCTCCTATACCAATAACCCCCAATATAATTAATGGTATATATAATATAAGCATTTAATCATCTACTTTCTCTACTAAATCTGCTTTTATTAAATCATATACTTTATCTTGATTTTTATCATATAAATACCAGTAATTATTATCATACCAGCCACTTGTACTATATTGAATTATTATTTTTCTATTAGTATCTACTATTGCTACTATAGGCAAAGGATTTAATGGCTGAAATCTAAAGCCTTTTTCAAACCCATACTTTTCTAATTCTTTTAAATCTACATTATCTTTAATCTTTAACATTATTCTTCCTCCTTACCACTTATAAGTCAACATTAGATATAATACATAACTTAATATTGCTGTTAATAATAATAAATTAATTATAATTAAATATGCTTTTATATCTTCTTGTTTATCTTTTTTTAATATTCTTAATTGTTCTCTTTCAGTCTTACTTGTAGGAAATTCTTTTTTTAATTTCCACATTTGAAATCTACTTATTTTTTCTGGTTTCATTTTATCCTCCTAATTTTTCTAAATATATCAAGATAATCATTATAAGAGCCAATATATGGTGTCAATTCTATTATTATTCTATTTCCATATCGCTCAAATTTTTTAACATGACTATATTCTTTGAATATTTTTCTTAATATTTTTAAAATTAATTTTTTATTCATCTTATCCTCCTAAAATCTTTGCAAGCCTCTGTATTTTTTGTTATTCTTATTTTTCTATATCTACAATAATATGTAGGTATTGAATTACCTTTTATTTGTCTTTTTTCTAATAATCTGCAATTTTTACATCTATCTTTTATTTCTTTTTTCTCTTCTGATATTATAATTCTTTCTCTAAAGCTATTTTTTTTATCATATTTAAGTGTTTTCATCAAACTAGATAAATCTATTATGTTTTCTTTTTCAATTAAATATGACCTACAAAATCGGCTTATTTGGTCTCTTAATGAAGTATTTTTGCCATTATCTAACGATTGATGACATTTAATACATAACATAACACCATTTTCTTTGCAACCTTTGCCACCATGAGCCCTTGATAAGAATATATGTGCTATTTGTAATGCTCCATTATTTCCACAAAAGATACATCTGTTATTATCTCTTTTTTTTATGTATTTTCTTGTTTCTTTATCAAACTCACACCATTGACTTCTTATACTCATTATCTTGCCTCTTCAAAAAAATCTTTTATTTCAGCATTATTATCTATGCTTTTTGTTATAGCATACGCTGTTGTTTTTTTGCATAGTGTTGCTTGATTATATATACTATTCATATATTGTCTAGTTATTCCAACTTCTTCTGCTATTTTTGCTTGATTTAATTTTATTTTATCAAACTTTTCTTTTTTAAATCTATACATCTTCTTCTTCCTTTCTCTCATTTTCCATTTCTAAATATTCTTTTACTAATTTTATTGCCATTTCTTCATTTACTGGCAATTTATAAAACTTTCTTTTTTCTTCTCTTAAATGTGTACCACTTACAAATGATAAAGGTATATGATAAGTTTGCTCATAGGCTATCTTGTAAAGGTTAGTCTGAAAACAAACGTATTCTTTATCAAATGTTGCAGTTCTTTTAAAGTCATTTACTCCTCTTTCCTCATTTATTTCTATTATCTGGTCTAATCTACCTATTGCTACTGGAACATCATTTAGAAACAAGATTACTGGTATCTCTGAGGCTATTACTTGCCATTTATAATGTTTCTTTAAGAATATATAATTTTGAAGTTCTCTATTATTAAGGTCATTTATACCATTTTCTTCATAATCTTGAATTGCTTGGTGCATATTTGTACCTTTTTCGCTTGCTACTTCAAGTATTCTTTCATCTACCCCTTGATACTTATTTCCGAATTTCTTTTTTAATATTGTTGTTATAGAGGGAAGAATAATTCCATTGCATATATAAAGATGGCTATCTTCCCAATATTCTATAACATAATTACCTATAGTCCAAGTTTGCATTATTTTATCTTGATTAATAATGAACTTTTAACTGGTGTAAACTCTACATAAGTATCATATAAATCAGGTAAATCTTTTTTAAACATTGCTGTTCTAAATGTTTCTTTCTCAGTTGGTGCTTTGTAAGTAATACTAATATTTTCATCTGATATTTTTATAATGCCTTTATCTTCCATTTCTTTTAATAAGGTTTCTCTTATTGCATCTTCTTTTCTTTTTAATTCTTTTTTTTCTTCATCTATCATTTTTAATTCTGATGTAATTATATCTGCTAATTGATAGTTATCTTCTTTTTTTACTATAAAATTATATAAATCTACTTTTTTCACTTCGTTTTCTTGCATAATAATTATTCCTCATCTTTCTTTTTAAATAATTTACTTAATATTTCACTTGCTTTATTAATAGACATATCTTCTAACTTTTCAAGGTTATTTAATTCTAATAATTTTGTTAAATTTTCGCCTTGATAATATTTTTGTATAAGTTCCATTTGTTTAGGACTTATCTTTGCATTGCCAACTTGTTTAGTGGCTTTTTTGTAACCATTTTCTGGGCTTGCCTCTTTATCAGGGTCATCTCCAGTACTTAATTTATATGCTTTCATAAGTGCATATTTATCTGCGTATGTCATTGCCTTTCCTGGTGCTTTGTCGCCTGTGTCTAAACCATCTCCATAAACTATTGTTTCAATAAACTCACTAGGATTATCAATATTAACAAATCTATAAGTAGTTTCTATTCTCATAAATAATGTATTAGTTTTAGTTATGTTTCCATTATATTCACTTTCTTTTATTAAAGTATCTCTATCAATTACTTCTCTTTTTGCTGGATAACTATAAACTCTATATTTCTTTTCTATAGGTTTTACTCCATCTAGTACATCTCTTTCCGACACTGCTTTATAACTATTTGTTTTGCTTATAGATACAACTAGTCCCTTTTCAATAACTCCTATTTCTTCGGTTATTAATGACATCTTTTCGTAGATGTTCATCTTTTTAATTTCTTCTTCTTTTTTCATTTCTTCTGTAATTTTAATTTCTTCCATATTATTTGTTCTCCTTTTCTTTTTTTATTTGTGCTATTTACTTGATAAAAATGTAATTTTTTCAGCATGAACTTCTAAATCTTTATCTTTTAATCTTTGCAAATTTCCTTTTACACCTACCACATCACCTTGTTCGCAATATTCAACACAACTTTGAGCAACTTTACCAATTAATACAACATCTATAAAATCTGTATCATATTCTCCATTTATATTTTTATAATTTTTTAGTGTTGCTAAAGTAACTTTTGAATATACTTTATCTCCTCTTTCTTCTAAGATAGGTTTATTAGTCAATCTTCCAACTAATATAACTTGATTTAACATTTTCTTTCCTCTCCTTTCATTTACATATTAATTATACATCTTATTTTAATTTTTGTCAACTATATTTTACATTTTTATTTAAAATCTTTTAATATTTTACTTAATTCTAATAAATCATCTATAATATTAAATTCATCTCCTACCTCAAACATATTATTTATTTTGTTTAGTGCTTTACCGATTATCTTTTTATAATTATCATTTTGGCTTTTCAATGTTTCGTTTTCGGTTCTTAATATTTCAATAAATTTTAAATCATCTTCCCACATTTCTTTATCTGTCATTAGAATAATACCTCCTCATTTCTTACCTTTTTTACTCTATAACTTTCTCCTTTTATTTCTATAACTGCTGTCGCCATTTCATTAATCCTATCTACTGTCTTATCCATAAAGTTTCTATTTCTTACTAAATCTTTAATAGAATAGTTGCTGCTAAATATAGTAGGCTTTTCTTTGTTATATCTCTTGTTAATGATTTCAAATATCTTATCTTGACTAAAGTTATCGCCACTATTTTTAGTTAGGCTTTCTGTTCCTAAGTCATCTATGAATAAGAAGTCTACATCTGCAATACTATTGATAACATTATCATCTGTTTCAGTTGAATTAGAATTGTATGTATTTCTTATTGATTTTAAAATTTCATAGAAGTTAGTAAATAATACTGAATATTCCTTTTCCATTAATTCGTTAGCCATACAGGCGGTTAATACAGTTTTACCTACACCAGAATTTCCATATAAATAAATACCATAACCTTTGTTTAATACTTCGCACGAAACATCACAATATTTTTTACATCTGTTAAATGCTTCTGCAAAACTTCTATTTGTTAAATCTAAATCAGAAAATTTCACATTTTTATATCGTTTGTCCATTAGCGACCTATCTTTTAATCTTTCTATTCTAAGTAATCTTTTTCTTCTTTCTTCTTCTTCTTTAAGTCTTTGTTGTTCTTCTTCATAACATTTGCAAACACATCTTCTAGCAACCAATTTATTTTGCCAATCATTGCCTACAAATAATTTCTTTTGATTGCATACAGCACAATAAATCATGTTGTCTTTTATATATTCGTTCTTTTCTAAAGTAAAATTTGATAAAATGACATTGCCATTTTCATCTATGTTACTACCTATCGTACTTGGATAAGTCTGTTTTAGCATTTCCTTGATAGCCTGCATAATTGTTTTCCTCCTTATATGGATAAATATCAATCCAATTTTTTAGTATAGATTTCTCTAATATCTTAATTTGAATATCTTTATCACTAGATAATTTTTCTAATTTATTTATTAACATAGTTAATGCTCTATCAGTCATAGGCTTTTTTATTAACTTTCTCATTTTTATAAATTCATAAATAGAATTTTTAACTTCTTCATCTTCTACCATAGAATTGATAATTTTATCGTAATTTGTTTCTTTCTTTCTTTCTTCTTTATTATTAATATTTGTATTATTAATATTTGTATTATTATCTTTTAACTTTTTAACATACCCCCCTTTATCAAATTGACATACCCCAATTTCATTTTTTAACATACCTATGTTAATTTTTGACATACCCTCTTTGGGCGGATATGGTGGTCTATTTATATGTAAATATCTTTTGATTATTTCTTTTCCATTAAAATCATATGTTATAGTAATATAGTTTTTTCTTTGCAAACTTTGTATTATTTGTGATATTCTTGATGAATTTATTCCAAAATTATTTACAAAATGTTTATTAGTAGCAAAACATCCTGCTTGCCCATCATCATAACTATCAATTTCAACTAATATAATTTTTTCTTGAAAAGTTAAATCTTTGTTTAGCCATATTTCCTTTGGTATCCAAATACCCTTGAACTGTCTTTGTTGTTCTTCCATTATTTTTCCTCCTTTTTAACTGGTACTAATTTAATAGTTTCATCATCATAGAACTCTAAATAGAATTCACTACCATATTTATTAATTAGAAATTGTGGTATAGTTATTCTATTTCTATCCTTGTCTGCTTTCTTCATAAATCTAAATAATAGTTTCATTTTATCACCTACCTTTCTTATCTAAATCGATTATACACCATTTAAGTGGGTATGTCAATATATAAAAAGAAGAAATATTATCTTTTTAAATAAATCAATACCTAATCAAACAAACTTGTTTGTTTATCAACATTAATCAGCATTTCTTCTTTTGCTCTTTTTACGAAATCTCTTTTAATTTCAAATCCATAGCAACTTCTGTTTAATTCCATACAAGCCCTTAATGTACTACCGCTACCAGCACAAGGGTCAATTACAACATCTCCCTCATCGGTAAATATTTTAATTAATTCTTTTAATAAATTAACTGGCTTTTGTGTAGGATGTATTTTAGGTATATCTTTTCCATCTCTCTTCCATTCAAACCAATTGAATATCATATGATTTTTGCCAAATGCATCAATATTTCTAAACTTAGGTAATTTTTCTCTATAAAGAACTACTGCATATTCACAAGCATTTACTATCTTCATGTTTGCTTTTAACACTTGTGCCGAATAATTCTTTATAAATACAAGCGGATAATTTTTCATAAGTCCATGCTTCTTTCCTTGTTCCATTACCATAGGTATTTGTTCAAAAGCACAAAATACAATCATAGCAGGAGCATTTGAACTTTTCCCTCTTTCTCCTCCTTTTTTAGGTTCTTTATTTAAATACCTAGTACAGAAATCAAAGAAATTATTTATCTTGAAATCATTATCGGTATCAAAAAAACTTTTGCCCGCTAATTCACTTTCTCCATTTTTATTATCTCCATCTTTATACCATTGAGGGTTGCTTGCATAAGCATTAGCACCCAAATTATAAGGAATATCTGCAATTATTAATTGTGCATGTGGTATTTGATATGTTTTTGCATTTTCGAAATGGTCATGATATAATTCGACCTTTACTTTCTTTTTATAATTAGAATAATCTTTTATTTCTTTTTCTTCCATTTTATTTGTCCTCCTTAATTATTAAATTATTCAAAACTGTTTTCATATTTTATACTTTCTAATTTCTTTTTTAGAGCATTAATTTTATTTTCTGTACTTGCATAAGCATTTTTAAACCTTTTTAACGAGCATTCTTTGTCTGCTAGTCTATTTATACTATCTTT